GTTGTTAATTCATCGTGGAGGGAAAGAGCATAAGCAGTCATTCGACGATCTTGCCCAAACCACTCATTGCTATCACGCCACCTGTCTGCCTTTGCATCAGGCCGGACTTGAGGCGCTTGTAACTGAGGTTGTAGCTTAGGTTCATCTTCCTGTAAAGGGGGTAACTTGAAGTTAGCCACACGTTCAGCCTTGATCTTGGCTGATGTAAGACTTTCCTGTGCAGATGTCAAAGCATCGGAGTCGCCCATGTCGTAGGCTTTCTTAAACTCCTCTTTGGCTTTTTCAAGCTCAAACACCGTAGTGCGCTTTGCCTGCTCAAGCAGAGCCTCTTGATTCTGCGATACGGTTGCCTTGAGCTTCTTGTTCTCTTCCACGATGGATTGAGCAAGTTTCAGTGCTTCTTCGCGCTCTCTAAGGGCTGATTCTTTGGCGCGGCGCTCTTCGTGATAACCCTTGGTAAAGTGCTTGATCCGCTTCTGCACACCCTCGTTATACGAAGAGATTTCGTCCTCGGTGAACTCCTTCGGCGGCTCTTCCATCGGCTTACGACCGCGATCAGCTTCGGGCGTGTCGTCAATGATCTCAAGTTCCGCTTGTTCGGAGCTTTCGGACATCTGCGATTCTTCGTCTTCAATCTCAAATTCAAGTTTATTCGCCATGATTAAGCCCTTTTAATGCCGCGAGGATCTTCAACAACAGCCTCAACTGAATCATCGTTGATAATTCGGAATTCGCTACCGTGGATCTTCACGCGAGTTCCGGTGTTGGGGCGAACCAGCACAAAATCCCCTTCCTTGCACGATGGCCCACTCGGAAATCGCGTCTTATCGCTATAGGCATCCGGGCCAACTTTCACCACGAACAAAACTGGCGACAATATCTCTTCAAATTGCATGACTTGGGCCGACTTTACGATACCGCTTTCGTATTGCCCTTCAACTTCCGGCAGCGCACAAAGCAAGTGATACGTCACCGGGTCAGGCAACTGCTTTGCCTTCTTTTCCGCAGTATCCGGCAGCACCGATTCTGTTTGACCATCACTGATAATCAACTCACTCATCATCCATATCCCTTTTATTACGCACGAGGTCTTCGATTTCTTGCTGTGCGAACGTAAGACCTCGGATCGTGCCGCACATATACCGGAATTCAGCAAAGTCTTTCGGCCCGCCGTCTCCCAGTGATTCCATGAGTTGTTTTCGCCGCCCTTCAATCTTGGCGGTCAGTAGCATCAATACTTTGTCGTCCAATTACTGCCCCTGAATGTTGGTAATACGATCTACAAAGTCACGCACCTGCTCATCTTTTTGCTGCTGTGCATCAAGTGCGATGCGAAGACGATCTGCCTCTGCCTGGTTGTTGATTCTTTGCTGCTCCAGAGAGAGTCTTGCCTGTGCGAGACCGGCATCTGCGGCGTCTTTTTGCACTTTTCGCTGAACTTCCTGTGATTTGACCTGCATTTCGGCCTGCTGAAGCTGAAACATTGGGTCTTGGGCCTGTTGCTGGGCCTGTTGTTGTGCTGCCTGACCTTTGCTCTGCGCCAACACCTGTGTCGATGCCTGTGCCACGAGCCGGGAAAGCTGCACTTCCACGTCTTCCGGCAGTTCTTCGTTTGGTTTTGGCATGGGAACGCCAAGCTGCTCTTCAACTTTCTTGCGATACAGGAATGCCAAGTGCTCTGCCACGTGAGCCATGATGGCCGATTGCATTTGCTGGGCCATTGGCGACTGTCCAATCTGGGCCATTAGAAGCGGGTCTTGCAGCATCGACATATGGCACGCAATGTGCGCGTCTTGATCCTGATAAATGAAGGCTTTGGTAGGCTTTCCTGCCAAGAATGCCATGTTTTCGCTGATCGGATCACGCGGCTTCATGTCATCTGCAAGGGGAACAAGCCTGTCGGCGTTCTTGATGCCCAATACTTCCAGCATTTGACGGTGCAATTGTGGCAAATCGTAAATCTGGGGTGCGCCTTGAGCCAATTGAATAGCGGCTTGGTACTGCATAATCCGCTGCGCCATTGTTGCGCTATTGGGATCGCTGACCGGAATCACTTCAACCAGGTCGTAATCCTCCCTTTTTGCCTTTCTATCGGCTTTCTCAGGGGTATATTCATACTGGCTTGGGGTGTAATCCCGGATAATTGCTTTGAGCAGTTTGAATTCCTGCTTCATCGAGAAATGGACTCGGGCCTGCACCGCACTCATGGTCTTGAGTTGCCGCTCCAGCAAAGCCAGCGTCGTCCCAACAGGGGCGTTTGCCGACATATCGCTGATCTTCATGTCGGAAATCGCGCCCAAACGTCTGGCTTCTTCGGTGATATTCGCCAAAAGTGCCATCAAAACCTGGCTCGGCTCTTTGTAGGGCAAGGGCATGATGTTGTCGCGGATGCTACCTGACGGCACATCAACATCGCGGAATTCACCCGGTGCGATGGGCGTGTCGTCGCCCTTGACTCTCAGGCCGCGTGACTTCAATCCGCCTGGAAGATTCGCCAATGAGCCTGCATCAATTAGTTGCCGGATCAGCATCGTGCCAGCTCGGGCATATCCACCGATCAGGTGAATCAGGCCGAATCCATAGGCGCCAAAGCCGGGAATGTAGGTGTACTGGACAAAGTGCTGGCGCTTGGCGTAGGTCTCGTCCTCTTCGATCCAATTTCTGCGGATGGCGAGAACTTTGTTGCTGCCCCTGTCAATGGTGATGATGTAGGGCAACGCAATACCGAACTCGTTTTCGTATCCGGGCAGCTCATAGTCGGCGTGAATCTCAAGAATCTGGTATCTCTCATCATCGGTGATGGTATACCCCTCTTCTTCAGCCTTCTTCTTCTCAATATCTGTCGGAATCTGGATGGGTTCGCCAAGCTCGATGTCTCTGTAGAAGCCTGCTACTTGCAGCTTTCTGATTTCGTTCTTGGTCTTTCGCATCAGGTGCGTGACACGCTCTGACGACATTACACCCGTCGCGCCGTAGGGCATGATGATGTCTTCGGCAGGTATATACATAGATACCTGGCGCTGCAAAGACGGGTCAAAATAGACCTTTTTGAACGCCGAGCCTGACAGGCCAAGATTGAGCAACGATCTTTCGTGCTCAGGGCGATACTCCTGCATCACTTCCGTGAGCTGGTAGTTCATGTCGTCTCTGACGCGATCCGCTGCTTCTGTCTTCTGCTGTGTGACTTCGCCAATGATGAGCGTTTTGACCGGGCCGGCAGCAGGGAAGGTTTCGGTGATGCACTCGCTCTGGAAGCGGATAGCCGCTTCGGTAAGCACTGTGGAGAACACACCACAAGCCCCACTCCAAGGCTCTGTGCGGTCTTCATATTTCATGCCCAGCACTTCCAGACCCTTAACAAAAGTGTCTGACCAGTCCTTCCGGCTGCCTATATCAGCATCCACCAAATCAACAAGGTCAGCAGCAATGCTTTGAAGATCGCCTTCTTCCATGAACTCAGCAAGGTTTGCATCAAAATCATCCGCCGTCTCTTTTTCTGGAGAAAGATCAATCTCAAGGCCATCTACTCCTATGGTCATAGACTCCGGGTTTTCAACCTCAATCTCAATGTCAGGCGCGTCTTCTGCCAGATTAAGAGGAGGAACCTCGCTATACAATGCCCGATCAAAATTATTTGCCATGCTTTACCTCAGTAATTGGCTTTTTTACGACGCCATCCGATCTCTTCTTCCGGCTCGTCGCTCTGCAATCTTAAGAATCCACCCTGTCTGAATCGGATAAGGGCTTGGACGGAGCTATCTAGCAAGTCATCATGCTCGGCATTCGGGAATCTTGCCATCTCTTCTATGACCTCATCCGCCCACCGCTTGTCTGGTGCCCACACTTTACCCGAGGCAAACAGGTCTGTAACCGAGTTGAGTCGAGCGAACTTGTCGTTACCACGCGAAGGGGTATATTCGCTCACCGGGATGCCCATCCTTCTTAGCTCAAACACCAGCGGCGCTCCAGCGGCCTTGGCTTCAATCACAAAAGCATCTGGTTGCCATTCTTTCCAAGATGCAAGTGCTTGCTGCTTTAACTCCGGAAACTCCCACTTATCTTTAAATGCGTCCAACAGTATTATATTTACGTCGTTTTCATCTTCATCAAGATTGAACACGCCCCAAGTGGTGCAGGCGGAATAGTCCGACCTCTCGCCTTTTGTAAAAGCAGTGTCCCAGGATTGAATAATGAATTCGCAAGCCGGTGGCCGATCTCTCTCCCATCGTCTCCACCACTCGCGCTTGACGATTGCACCCGCCTCGCCCGTTGGGGTTTGTTGGTACTGCGCGTTCCACTTATAAGGCGGCAATTCTTCCTTGAGGGCCAGTAATTCCTCAAGGCTCCAGAACTCAGGCCATAGTGGATTGCCAGACGGCATGATGGCGGGTAGCTCAATGACTTCCCACTCATCCTCGTGGCGACTATTCTTGATGATCTTTCCCGTCAAATCTTTGTCCGACCAGCGAGTCATAATCAAAACTATGGCCGCCCCTGGCTGAAGTCGCTGCCGTGGGCCAGACGTGTACCATTCATACACGCCGTCAAATGCAGTGGGATCACCCTGGGCTAACTTGGCCTCTTGCTCGCTGTGCGGGTCATCGATGATAAGAAGGTCTGCACCTTTACCTGTCACCGTACCGCCCACACCGATGGCGAAGTAGGAACCCCCACCAGATGTATCCCACCGGCCAGCCGCTTTACTATCGGCACGAAGATCGACACTAGGGAATACCCGCTTATAGTGATCCGAGCCAACAAGGTTTCGCACCTTACGGCCAAACCCTACCGCCAGTTCAGCCGTGTTTGAACACTGGATGACCTTCTTCTCGGAAAACTTTCCCATAAACCAAGCCGGAAGAAGAAATGAACCAAACTCTGACTTGGTATGCCGAGGGGCTAGATTGATAATCAGCCGCTTCAGTTTCCCCGCTGCGATTTCCTCGAACTTCTTGGCCATCAAAGCATGGTGCCGACCGTGGATAAACGACGGCCACATCATCTTCACGAACGCCATGAAGTCAGCCTGCGCCTTCTCACGCTCAACCGCCTCTTTATAGGCACTGACCTGAGACAGCAACTTCTGCTGCTCGTGTTCAGGTAGCTTGGAAATCAGCGAGGCCAGATCAGTCATAGCAACTCCAACTGTTCGTCTCGTGATTCCACGGCAGCAATCCGAGCCCTGGCGATCTCTACATACTCCGCCTCGACGTCAGGCGTTGCAAAGGCAAGCTCGCGTTGCAATTCCTTGCAAACTTGCTTGAGAACAACAAGATCGAGTGCGGGGTTATCCATCAAACTCTCCTTTCAAAATTTCCCATGCTGTTGCTGCCACGATTGGAACTTGTCCATTTCCAATGGCTCGCAGCCGGTCGCTACGGTTCATGATTCCAGCGCCGGTTCTTGGGACGAACCCCAACGGCGATTTGCGCAGATTCGCCCCCATTCCTTCAGGCATTCCGGGCCGCAGACCGTCGCACGCCTTGATCGTGTCGGCTGGTATTCCGAACTGCAAACTTTGCAGATAGCCGGTTCCACCTTGCCCTTGCCCCATGTCCCATCCGTCATGTGATCCGCCTTGTGGCAGGTCTGACAAAGCACCTCCACATTCGCCGGGTCGTTGTTCGTCGGGTTCCTGTCCTTGTGGTGCCGTTGCAGGGTCGATGTCGAACCACATTTCGCGCATACCGTTGCTGTGTAAGTGCGCTGCGCTGCTTTCCTGCCAGTATTTGAATTGCTTATGACTCAATGGCTCCAATGATGTCCAACCTATCGGCCAATTCATCATCCATTCCACCCAATCTGGATTTAGTTGGCCCGCGTCTGCTGCCATTACTGCGTGGTCTAGGCGGTCGTTCTCCCTGGATGCTCCACTCTTGCGCGTCAGGGCAGCCGGCGAACTTCCCTTGTGCATGCTCGCCACTGGCGTCGGCCATCGCTTGACGGCGGTCGAAAGGCCGCAAGTTGAATACTTCTCCATCCTCCGCAACCCCGCCTCGTACCCCTCTGGCTGGCAATCCCTCGCTCGCGGTGTCGGCCAAGTCAATACCTGCGCTGACAGCTTCGGTTCGCCGCGGCTGTTCCATTTGCCGGATTTTCGATTGCAGGCGTCGTCCGCCACGGGCGTTTGCCACAATCCAGATTCGCTCTCTGAGGTGCGGGGCACCAACGTCGGCTGCCGAAACAACTCCCCAGTCCGCATCGAACCCCAGCGCGGCAAGGTCGGCGAGGACTCGGTCAAGTCCTCGAAGAGTGAGCATTGGGCTGTTTTCAATGTATGCGTATTGGGGTCGTACTTCGCCAATAATTCGCGCCATGTGCCGCCACATGCTGGATTTCTCGCCGTCGATTCCGGCGCCTCGTCCTGCTGAACTGATGTCTTGGCAGGGAAACCCGCCAGAAACCACGTCAACAATTCCTCGCCACGGTCTGCCGTCAAAAGTTTGAACGTCATCCCAAATCGGGAAAGGCGGGAGAATGCCGTCATTTTGTCGGGCGCACAAAACGCTTGCGGGATAAGGTTCCCACTCAACGGCGCAGACGGTTCTCCATCCAAGCAGCTTGCCGCCGAGTATTCCTCCACCAGCCCCGGCGAAGAGGGCGAGTTCTCGTAATCCTGCATCAGTGCGTTGCTGATTAGCCATGTCATCGTTTCGTTTTGATGCAAAACAGTTCAAACAACGCGGGGCACATCTTGCGCTCGCCCCGCTCCCACTGAAACCAGTTGCGTTGCGTGCGATACACAAGCGCAGCCGCTTTTGCTGCGGTGAGCATCGCCGCTAGATCACTCATAGCTCGACCTCATCAAACTCACCTTTACGGAACGCCATATACGAAGGACGAACGCTTCTCTCCATCCCTGCGACTCGCTTCACTACACCTATCTTCACTAGCGCATCGACGACTCGCTTCATGTTCCCCAACCCCTTCACACCTCTCAACTGCTCCAGTTCCCGGTAGGTCGGGCCGCACGCAAAACGCCGCCAGAACTCGTCAATCAAGATATACACCTCCCGCTGTACCGGGGTCATCGACATACCCTCGCATTCATCCTTCGTCGGAGAAGATCGCGTCCATGTCATCAGCGGGTTGTAATCCACCGCACGACCACAGACCTTCCGCCACCGAATTTTCTTTGGCGTCATACGGCCACACGGCCAATAGATGCGTTGAATTCCATATACGCGCGATGGGCCAAGTAAGTGGCTCCGTCTAAAGTCAGCGTTGCATAGTCTCCATCCGTGCAGATGCCAACCACGCGACATCTGCCCTGGTACGCATCGCGCCGGAAAAACATCCCGGATCTGGGTAGGTGGCACACCAACTGGCGAAGCCGAACAGCATCCATACATACTCCACATTTCCAAACCGTCAGTTACATATGACGGGGGTCTTCCCATACAGCAGGGGTGGGGTGCCCAAAACCACAAAAAACACCCCCTACCCCCTCAAAACAGTGCCTTTGTACACTATCTACCCGATACTCGCCTATTACGAAAGGCATCCCCATCACGCAAATATGTGCACTTGTACACTAGCAACGCACGCCCTTGGGCGCGTCTGAGTACCCTTCCCGTCTGGGGTAGGCACACACAAAAAACGTAAGTGATTGGTTTAGAAAGATAATTGAAGAAAATGGCAAATGTTGAGAATCGTTCGAGTGGAGTAGATAATCGTTCGAGTGGATAATCGTTCGAGTGGAGTAGTATGTATAGACAGCCCCGGAGTCCCATCCCTGCCTTGGGGGGGTGGGGTACGGGTGGGTATGCCACCCCTGCTTTCTGACCCGTCCCCTTACGAATCAATCACTTAGCGTTGCTGTCGCTTGCTGAGCCGTCCGGCTCTGTCTCTGTCCCTGTCTCTGTCTCTGGTGATGATAGCTCAGCCATGAGGGATGCGGCATCCTCATCGATGCGCTCGCCCTCTACAGTCTTGCCTTGCATCAAAGCCTGAACCTGAGCGAAAATGTCCGCTCGAAGCTTGTCACTCGTGTGATGCACCACCGATTCTTTCCGCTCGGTGAAGGCTGCGACCTCGGTAACTTGGCCCAATATCTTCGTAGCCTGCACGCGAATCGCTGGCGGAGTGTCCGGATCTATGACATGCTGAACGAGTGACTGGATCACTAAGTCCCTGATTTGTTGGGGAGTTCTGTGTTTCGCTGCCTCTGAGGCGAGGCGATAAGCCTCGATCTCTGCCTTGATCCTGTCGTCGACCGCAAGATGGTAGGGCTTGCTGCTTAGGGTGTGCTTGCTGGCGTCTCGCTTGTAGGCTGATCTGTATGCGTCTGCCTTGGTTGCTCCCATTGCGACCTGATACGCAAACGCTCGTTGCTTGTGCGTGAGACCGGACTTGCTAGCTCCGATCATGCTGACCAGTTGTGCGGGTGATACTGTCTCTAGTGTCTTGCGTGTCTCTGTAATCTCTCTGCGTGTGAGCCGTTCCGCTGCGCTGCTCTTGTCCTCTTTCGCGCCCTCTGTCTCACCTGCCAGCCCTCGCTTGCCCCTACCCGCTGGTTTGATCTCACCCCACTTGTCGCCGCTCATGTCCGCCCCCTGTGCTGATCCTCTCGCCTGAGTCTAGCACAGGTACACATTAGGAACGTACGTTGCAGCCCTAATGCCATCATGCACGTATAATCATACCTGACAGATTGCCTTGACTCCTACCTGATGGCTCGCTAGTATCCACTCCATGCGCTGCACCCTGTGGCGCCTAATTGGAGATGCGCAATGACACTCGACGCAGAAATCACACGGTTACACGCACACGGCTACCGCGCCTCACCCTCGGGCA